AATTATACAATTCATAAATAAAAGAGTACAGGAAATAGATACAAAGGGTACTTTTAGTTCTGACGATGAGGTAGGTTTCTTTTTTGAAAGATTAAAACTATTAAACGAACTACTAAAAGAGTACAGACTTAAAAGATAATATGGATGTTAAACCAAAAAAAGGTGTTCAATACTTTACACAGGAGACCGAGGATGCAATAGTAGCTTATAATTTAGCATTGGATTTTTCTACAAAAGAAAAAATATACCACGAAAAAATTCACTACGCTTTTTTCAAGTTAACCGAAAATATAATCCACACATTTAAATTCTACCATACTGAAGTAGATAATATTGAGGATCTTCAACATGAAATTATTGCATTTCTATTAACTAAAATGCATTTATTTAATCCTGAAAGAGGAGCAAAGGCATATTCATATTTTGGTACAATTGTAAAGAGATATTTAATTATCTCAAATACCAAAAACTACAAACGTAAAATAGAAAAAACTCCTGTTGAGGAATTATATACAAATGAAAATCATTCGTATACTATTGATGAGGAACGCCCCAATATAGAAAAATTATCTTTCTTTATAGATGAATTCTGTAACTATGCTACAGAAAATCTATTTGAACACTTCCCTAAAGAAACAGACGCCCAAATTGCGGATGCTATTTTAGAACTCTTTAGAAAAAGAGAAAATTTAGATGTATTTAACAAAAAAGCATTATACATCTACATTAGAGAAATGGTGATTGATGTTAAAACTCCTCAAATTACCAAAATAGCAAATCGCCTCTATGCAATTTTTCAGAAAGCTTACCTTATTTATTTAGACACGGGTGTTGTAAGGTTTGCTTGACTCAATATTTATACACAAAAAGTATGAGTCAACTCGATAAAATTGTTTTTGGGACCAAGACTTTTTCCAATGTTTTGGAAGAAATCTACAATAACCAAAAGAAAAAAGAAAAACAAGTTTCGACTCTTGTTAACGAGTTGAAAGAAATGATTGAAGATATTGGAGATGCTACACTTTTAGTACCTCTAATTAAAGAATATCTTGAAATCGGGGTTAAAAATGACGACCTTCTTATAAAAATGGCAGCCCTAGCTCAAAGAGCATTAGCAGCCGAAAGTGTAGGTGAATCTTTAACTATTTCTGAAGAAGAAAAACAACAACTATTAGCTGAAATAGAAAAATTCAATAAATAATGGGTAGCCCCTTTATAAAAGATAATCAAAAATCCAATTTTTACATTGAAACTCTACTCACCCCAGTTAGAGTTATAGATATTATCTTAGATGATACTCATCCAAAATTTAAACAATATGGAGGTTGGACTTCAATTGGTACAATAGAATTTGAACTTGTAAGAGATCCTTTAGGGGTTTCTTTTGGTACATACAACATTGCTAGTCCGTTTTATCCAAATATTAAACAATATCCTTTAAAAAATGAGGTTGTTTTACTTGTTCAAGGCTTAGATAAAATCACAGGTCAAACAAACGTTTCGGATTTTAAATCTTATTATATTTCTGTTTTTAATCTTTGGAATACACCACATCAAAACGCAACTCCAAATCCTTTAGATCCTAATCTTCAAACAAAGAAAAATTATCTTACTTCATTTCAAGGTGTAGGCAATGTTATTGAAGATCAAGAACCTGCTTTAGATTTAGGACCTGGTTTTGAAGAACAAAATAATATTCACCCATCTAGAGCCTATCCTGGAGATATAATTTATGAGGGTAGGTGGGGTCAAGGTATTAGATTTGGAAGTACTGCTGAAAATCCTCAAGCAAATCCTTGGTCCTCAGTTGGACCCGTAGGTAGTCCTATTACAATTATTAGAAATGGTCAGGTTAATACCAATGATCCTGCATGGGTTCCTCAAACTGATATAATAAATGGTGATGATGCTTCAATTTATTTAGCAAGTACACAAAAAATTCCATTACAATCTAAAGCAGTTGAAATTAACCAATACTATAGCTATCCAGATAATGCTAAACCTACAGCCCCAGATCAATATGCTGGAAAGCAAATTATTTTAAATTCTGGTCGATTAGTATTCAACACAACACAAGATCATTTATTATTTTCTTCTCAAAAATCTATAGGATTTACAGCAGTTGAATCTATAAATTTTGATACAACGGGTCCTATAACTCTACAAGGAAATGATGTTTATTTAGGATCTAAAAATGCTACTCAACAAGTTTTATATGGTAATGATACTGTAAATGTACTTAGTGATATTCTTAACGAATTAATCACTTTAACCCAAAACTTATCACTTCAGACTACCTTAACCCCAGGTGTTCCTTTAGAACCTACAAGAAGTGCAGCTCAAGTAAGTAATATAGCATTTAGAAGCATACAAGGACGTTTACAAACATTATTATCTAATTCTGTACGAACTATATAATGGCAACTCCTTCTCAAATAGAAAATGAAAGACAGCGACGTGCTTCTTTAACTAATTCTAATAATGAATTAGCTAAATCGCAAAGTCTGCCCGCTAATTTAATAGAAAATGCTGTACCTAATAATTTAAAACTTAAAGGTCAAGCAGCTTTAGGAAAACGTGTTTTAGATTTAGGACAAAAAGCTATTACTTTAGTTCTTCCTAAATTACAATCTTTATCCCAAGAACTTAACCTTCCAGAATTTAATACAGCTGAAGGTGAAGGTTTAGATCCTAATGTTTTAAAAGAAAGATTTTGTCCTACCCCTGCTAGATTAGCTCAATTAGTAGCAACTAGAGATAATATTGTTGGAGTATTAACGAGATTAAATACACAATTTGGTACTCTTAATAATTCAATTACTACTTTATCTCAAATTACAAACGGATTAAATACAGCTCTTAGAGTTGCTTCTGGTGTTGAAACTGCAACTATTGTTTCAACTGCAACTGGACTTTTACCTGCACCTGTTTTAGGACCTGCAGTTTCTACTTTAGATTTAGTTCAAAAGCAAATTAGAGTTTTTCAACCTAAAGTTGAAAAGGCACAAAGTACATTAAGTGCTGTAAATATTCCATTAACAATCACTGTTAATGTATTTACTCAAATTATCAATTTACTTCAACAATTTGATAAACTTATTTTATTATGTAACCCTAATGTAACTCTTTCAGAATTACCCAATTTACCAGTTGAAACAACCACCCCAGACAACACATATCAAGGTTTTACTTTTCAAATTGAAACTGTAGCATTTAGTCCAACTATTAATCAGTTAAGAGCTTTAGCACTAAATCAATTTGGTATCCCTGTACTTGAATCAGAACTTTCATTTACAACAAATCCACAAACTTTAATAAATGAATTAAAATTCATAATTGACAGAGATAATTTAAAAGCTTATTAAATTTAATATTTATTATTATGAAGTCGACCGATTTTAAAAAAATAATCAAAGAAGCAGTAAAAGAAGCTATTCAAGAGGAACTAAAAGATATCCTTTTGGAAGCAGTTCGTGCACCTAAACTAACTCTAGAAGGTACTCCTGTTGGAGTAGGCGGAATGGGGGTAACAAATTCTCCCGTTATCACACAACCTTCAGCTACATCAGCACTTGAAAAAAGAGCTATGATGGAAAGTATTATTGGAGATATGCGAAGAGGACAAGATACAATTTCTATGACTACTGCTAACCTAAATTCTTTTCAAGTACCTCAAGGTATAAACACAACTGCTGAAGGTTCATCTTTACCTCAGGGTACTGTAGGATTAGACCAAATTATGGCCTTAATGAATAAATAATGGCATTCGGAGCAAGAAATATAGCCCCTATTGATTTAAAACCGAGATATGCGGTAGGGGTTAATCTTCCTCTTTCTGGAAATGCTGTATTTACCTCTAACTATACTACAAGAGAGGCAACAAAATATAATTTAATTAATTTTTTCTTAACTAATAAAGGAGAAAGACCATTAAATCCTAACTTTGGCTCAAATTTAAGATCAATAATTTTTGAGCAAATTACTAGTAGAACTTTAGATGGAGTTGAGGAAATGGTATCTGAAGAAATTAGAAGAAATTTTCCTAATGTTGTAATTGACGATCTAATAGTAAGTCAAAATACGGATTACAATACAATTTTAGTAACTATAACATACAATGTCTCAAATACTGATATAAGAGATACTATTAATCTTGAATTTGCATAATGGCAACTAATAGAAACATACAATATATAAACAAAGATTTTGGGCAGATAAGACAAGCTTTAATTAATTACAGCAAAACTTATTTCCCAACCACCTACAACGACTTTACAGAAGCATCACCAGGAATGATGTTTATGGAAATGGCAGCTTATGTAGGTGATGTAATTTCTTTCTATTTAGATAATCAAATCCAAGAAACTTATCTTCAATATACAAGAGAACCAGCTAATTTATTTAATTTAGCTTATATGTTAGGATATAAACCTAATGTTACGGGTGTAGCTACTTGTGATATAGATTTTTATCAACAACTCCCAGCCAATTCTGTTACAGGAAACCCAGATTGGTCTTACACTTTAGTTGTTGAGCAAAATTCAGTTGTCTCAGCTAATAATGATAGTAATATTAGCTTTTTAGTTCAAGACAAAGTAGATTTTTCAGTATCAAGTTCAAATAATCCAACAGAAATTAGTGTATTTACATACACAGGTACTCAACCTTCATACTATCTTTTAAAGAAAACAGCAAGAGGAATTTCAGCTACAATTAATACAACTACATTCTCTTTTGGCACTCCACAAGAATTTGCAACAGTTGTTATTAATGACGAACAACTTATTGGAATTTTAGATATATTTGATAGTGATGGTAACGAGTGGTATGAAGTACCTGCTTTAGCAGAAGATGCTATTTTTGATACTATTCAAAACACTCCACAAAATGACCCTAACTTTAGTGCTAATAATGCTCAAGTACCTTATCTACTAAGATTAAAAAAGGTTCCTAGAAGATTTAGTACTCGTTTTATTAATACTGGATCTCTTGAATTACAATTTGGTGCTGGCACTGCAAACGAAATTACTGAAGTTATAGTTCCTAACCCTGATAACGTAGGTTTAGGTTTACCATTTGAACAAAGTAAATTAACAACAGCATACTCTCCTACAAACTTTATGTTTAATAACACATATGGTTTGGCTCCTTCTAATACAACTTTAACTGTTAGATACTTAACAGGAGGTGGAGTTATAGCCAATGTCCCTTCAGGAGTATTAACTGTTTTAAATACTTCAAATGTTCAATTCTTAAACAATCTACCTAGCTCAGCAGCATCTCAAGCAAATATTATCTTTAATAGTGTTGCTGTAAATAATCCAAGAGCAGCTTCAGGTGGTCAAGATGGAGATAGTATTGAAGAAATTAGACAAAATACACTTGCAAACTTCTCTACTCAATTAAGAGCGGTAACTCCTGAAGATTATTTAGTTAGAGCTTTATCTTTACCTAGCATTTATGGTAGTATTTCTAAAGCATTTATTGAAAAAACTAAACTACAAAACATTCTCCCAGGAGAAATACCATCTACTTTAGACTTGTATGTTTTAACAAGTAATAACGATGGTACTTTAACTGTAGCTAGTGATGCTTTAAAACAAAATTTATCTACTTATTTAGCACAATACAGAATTATTGGAGATTCTGTAAACATTAAAGACGCATTTATTATCAACATAGGAGTTGATTTTGAAATACTTGTGTTACCTAATTACAACTCAAATGATGTTATTTTAGCATGTATAAATGCTTTAATTGAGAGATTTGCTATTAGAAACTGGCAGATAAATCAACCTATTATTTTAAGTGATCTTTATGTATTAATTAGTAATGTTCCTGGAGTTCAATCTATTAAAGATATAATTATATCTAATAAAGTAGGTACTTCTAACGGATATTCTCAATACGCATACGACATAAATGGAGCTACTGTAAATGGTGTTATATATCCTTCATTAGATCCAATGATTTTTGAAGTAAAATACCCAACAACTGATATTAAAGGAAGAATTGTAACATTATAAAATGGCAGTATATAAAATTTTCCCCGAAAAAGACGCTACGATTTATTCCCTATTCCCTAACATGAATACGGGATTAGATGAGATTTTAGATGCTACAAACCTTAATTTTGCTCTTAGTAGTAGTGCTCAAGTAGCTAGACTTTTAGTAAAATTCAACCAAGACCAAATTACCTCAGTTTTAGATGATTTAGTAGGTAACGCAGATTGGACTGCGAATTTTCAATTATTTATAGCTACTGCTCAAAGCATCAATCTAGATTATACTCTAGAAATATACCCAGCTTCAGGATCCTGGGGTATGGGTACAGGAAAATATTTAGATCAGCCTATTTCTACAGATGGTGTTTCTTGGAGATGGCAAAACTACGCAAATGGTCTTTTATGGCCTACAAGCATAGGTGGTCTTCAACCTTATACAACAGGCTCTTGGCAAACTAGCAACCCTGGTGGTGCAGTTTGGTATACTGGATCTGCAAATGGAATTCAATTACCTGTAACTCAAACATTTACTTACCATAGTGATAAAGACTTAAATGTTGGTGTTAAAGATATAGTAAGTGTATGGTATAGTAGTTCAAATTTTGTTAACCAAGGTTTCCTTGTAAAATGGGAAGATTCTATTGAATTTAATTCTGCAAAAGCAGTACAACCTGTACTTCAATACTACTCAGTAGATACACATACTATCTACCCACCAGTATTAGAATTTAAGTGGGATGATAGCACATGGAATATATCCGGTTCTAATAAGATTATAGTTCCTACAGACAACGTCTATGCATCAATCGCCAACAATGCTGGTACCTTCTATTCTAGCAGTATACAACGTTTTAGAGTGGATTGTAGACCTAAGTATCCTGAAATTGTATTCCAAACAGCTTCACTTTACACACAAAATTTCTATTTACCATCAGGATCATCTTTATATGCTATCAAAGATTTAGATACAAATGAATACGTAATTCCGTTTGATCCAGATTACACAAAATTAAGCGCAGACCAAGAATCAAGCTATTTCTTCCTTTATATGAACGGCTTGCAACCTGAAAGATATTACACTATATTACTTCAATATACTATTAGTGGTTCAACTATAGTACAAGATATGGAATATAATTTTAAAGTTGTTAACGGATGAGCCAAGAAAGAGTAAATCTTAATAAGCAGGTTTTTTCTAAAACTCAATATGAAAGAACCATTAACACTAGTTTTACGCAGTTAGTTACAACTACTGCTGAAACTGGTAGTGTTCTTCCTTCTGTTGATGAATTTTTCACTTATTATCAAGCTTTATTCTTCGATATTCCTAAATTTGGAGTTACAAACTCACACGAATATTTAATAAAAACTAGTCAAGAATATATTGGAGCATCAAATATTGTAGACGATCAAATCCAAGCTTTAATTGACGAGATTACAGATCTTAGACAAGAAAACTTAGATATACTACAACAATTAACTGATCTTCAAACCACTACATCTCAAAATGGCTGATCAAATAATACAAGTATTACCCGTAGATCCTAGAACCTTAGAGTTACAAACATATACTCTACAGGATGAATCCCTAATCAATAGTTCTCTTATTGATGGTAGATTTGGAGAATCTAATGATTATGTAGAATACTTTGTATTTTCCCTACAAAAAGATTTACTCTACCCAGTAGACACTCCCGCTATTTCTTTTACAGATTTTACTGTAACTGATGATCCTAATCTTCAAAACAAAGGGTATTATTCTACTATTAATATTGACCCGGTTGTAGATGCAGCTGAATATGGGTTTGGTGTTGGTGAATTTATAACAGTTTACAATTTTTTAAAGACTCGTTTAAGCTCTTCAATAGATAACAATTTTTTTATTTCTGAAATCAGTTCAGATAGAACAGAAATTAGATTAGATTCAAATACTATTCCTGATGTTGTTTTTATTCCTTTAGCAAGAGAATTAGAAGCAGAAATTAAAGCAAGTGTAGAATTTTACAAAGATTTTTACTTAGACTTTGGTTCAAATCAGTTAGTAATTGCAAACAATATTACAACAGATTTATCTGATCCTACAAATCCAACCATCCTCATTAAACTTTATGAGGCTCTACCTACTCAATTTCAAGTAAAGTCTACATGTTGGGTTGTAGAACAAGCAGCAGAATCTGTTGCTTACCAAATTTCTATTAGTCAAGTATTTGACTTACCTGATGATTTTATTAAAATCTCAGGCCCCAATACTAACTTAAATGTTAAAACTGAAATTAATAATTCAACAGATTATATTAATTTTTCATCTTTAACTCAAACCTCAGTATCAGGAGCATTTAATCAATTAGATAGTTTACTTGAAGAAAAAGGAATTGAAATAAATGTAGATTATTCAAGCTATAATAATTTTATCTATCTTTCTTCTGCTTACCAAAGACTATCTAATTTTCAGTATAAATTAGGATTATTAGAAGAATACCAAACTTCCCAATCTTTATTTACAAATATAACAGGATCAGTAGCAGGTTCAGCACCTGTTTCATCTTCTATAGCTATTTTAGCTTATCAAATTAATGATATTATTCGCAATTTTGATGGTTACGAATATTATCTATACTACGAATCTTCTTCTACAACATGGCCTAAACAAAATGGAAATCCTCCATACATTTTATACTCTACAACTTCGTCTGTTGGTATAAATTGGTTTAATTCTCAATCAATAGTTGCTCAAGAATACGATAAAAATAACGTTAATAACTTATTTTATGTTATTCCTGAGTTTGTTAGAGATGATAGCTTGAACGAGCCTTATGTTTTATTTACAAACATGGTTGGTCAAAGTTTTGACAATACCTGGCTTTATGTTAAAGATTTAGAAAATAGATACGATAACGATAATAGAATTAACTTTGGTATTTCAAAAGATCTTGTAGCAGATGCTTTAAGGTCATTTGGTATTAAACTTTACCAAAATAACTTTAGTTCTAACGATCTTTATATTGCTCTTTTAGGATATAATCCTGAAGGAGGATATTTACCTCCTACCGGCTCAGAGCTTATCACAAACTATGTTACTTCTTCTGCAGAACCTATTCCTCTAGAAGATGTAAACTATAGAACTTACAAAAGATTATACAACGCTTTACCACTTCTTTTAAAAAGAAAAGGTACAGTTGATGGTTTGAAAGCTCTTATTACAATTTATGGTATTCCTGATACAATTTTAAGAGTATCTGAATTTGGAGGTAAAGATAAAATTAATACAAATGATTGGGATCTATGGCAGCAAAAATTTAATTATGCCTATGATTTTTATCAAGATGGTGGTTGGGTAGGAACAGAATTCCAATTAAACAATGCTTGGACAACTCCTAACACAAACAAAAGACCTGAAACTGTTGCTTTAAGATTTAAAACAGCAGGTGTTCAATCTGCTAGACTTTATCCAAGCCAATCTATCTTTGTAACAGATCAAGGATCACTTTTATCCCTAGAATATTCAGGTTCAGTAAATGCTTCAGGTTCTTATAGTGGATCTATAATTAACCCATACAACGAATATGCTTTCTTAAAATTCTACCCAGATTTTAATGGAGACCCTACAACATTTGCAAGAGTATACTTACCTTTCTTTGATGGAGGTTGGTGGACTACAGCTGTTACTGTAGATGATAACTCTGGTAGATTTACTTTATATGCTGCTAACAACATCTATAATGGAGATGATGGCAGTCAAATAGGATTTTTACAATCTCATTCTGTAGTAGGAACTTTAGCTTCTTGGGATACTTCTATCTCAGCATCTTTAGGTAACAATTTTGGCTCTCCATTCTCAACACTTAGTATTTTCTCAGGATCTTTACAAGAAGTAAAATACTATACTAAAAAAATTGCTCCTGTAAGCTTTGAAAATATAACAATGAATCCTGATTCTATTGAAGCAGCATCTTGGGATGGTGCTCCTTTAGAACTAGCATTTAGAGCTTCTTTAGGTGGAGAATTATACACTAGCTCAGTTTCAATTCACCCTAAAGTTACAGGATCTTGGGTTGCTACATCCTCATTTGATAATAATAATAGTAACTTTTATATTGGAACTACTTCAAATTTTGTAGCAAATACAGAAACTATTTATATAGATCAACCAGTTGCTGGTATCAAAAATATAGTTTCTAACAAGATACACAACATAACTGAAATTTTACCTGCAGGGGATACTTTATCTCGCTACATTCAAATTCAACAAAATAGTCAAGAAGAAAATAATTATACAAACAATGTAAATTATGTTGAAGTAGCATTTTCTCCTCAAAATGAAATAAATGAGGATATTATGGATCAACTAGGATTCTTCAACATTGGAGAATTTATTGGTGACCCAAGACAACGCTTTAGCAGATCAGATACTTACCCAGACTTAGATAAATTAGCAAATAGCTATTTTGAAAAATATATAGGCAATTACAACTTTACAGACTACATAAGACTTATTAAATTCTTTGATAACTCTTTATTCAACATGGTTAAAGATTTTGTTCCTGCTAGAACAAGTCTTGCATCAGGTGTTGTTGTAAAACAAAACTTACTTGAAAGAAGTAAATACCCACAACCATTAGTTACTTCATCTTTATTTGACTATACCGGTTCTATTGAAATGGTATTTGTTACTGGTGGTGCCGGAGGTTCAACTAATAATTTAAATGGTTTAAGTACAAATCCATACTATATAGCTAATGGTTTATCCAATGTTTATGGTGTAACTCAAAGCTGGTCTGAAAGTATAATTAACCCTTATGGGCTAGATATCCAAATTCATTCCTCACAAGATGAATTTTATAATGGAGAATTTAGTGGTTCTTGGATTAATACTGATAATGGTGGTGAACTTAATTTACCAAATACTTTTAAACAAGTAGATACAACTCCTACTACTTATAATGTAAGCCTATATGGTGGAGATGGAGCAGGTGGTACTCCTACCTCTTCAGCTACATTTATTAGCTCAGTAGTACCTATAGCAGGGGAAGCTGCTTTTTGGAGTCAAAATCCAACCCCAAGTGGATTACCAGAAAAATTTCCTCCTTATATTCAATATGCTAAAATTAATAGTATTGATTTAGCAAGTGAAAGTAATAATTTAACTTTAGCAAATGTAGAATCTATTATTTGGAGAGGATTTACATTCTATCCAATTACAATTTCTCCTAGAGATGGTGGTAACTACTATTTCTTTGAATTTGCCCCTGGAAACTCAGCACAATACCTACTTTCAGATCCCCAAACTTTCTTAAACCAGTTACTTGTATTAAGTCCTAAAGTAACAGATGCTACTGGTCCTTTCCAAAACAACGATTATAATGCTACTTTCAATAATGCTATTGAAAATAGACCAAATACAAAACTTCAAGAAGTTGATTACGCTACTAGCCAAAACATTCCAGTTAATATTTTAGCTATTCTTTCAGGTTCAGCAGCTCCTGTTTCTGTACCTGATTCAAACTATACTTCTTTATGGTGGAATGAACCAAGATATTTAGGTAGTAAAAATACAACTGACAATCTTAATAGTACTTCACTTACTCAGTCATTTGTAGTTCAAAACTACCAAAATGATAACATTGGAGCTACAACTTTAGGTCAACCTTCAATTGATCTATTTAACACAAACATTTATGAATTTGCTTGGGGTGGTGGAACTTACCCACAAATTGCAACTGGTGGTGCTTTAAAACTTAGCCAAATTCTTAATGTTGACACAACAAGTTCAGTAGCTACTATATCTCCTCAAGATATATTCTTTTCATTCTCAGTACAGAGTAATTTACCACCAAACTCACAGCCACAAATTACTCAACGCACTACAACAGCTAACATACCAAATACAGCTCGCGTTTTAAGTTCTGAATTTGGTGTGCCTTCGGTTTCATCTTATTATATTCCTAGTGGTTCATCTTTATTTGGAGGAGCAGCTACAACAGGTTCATTTAGTACTTTATCATTATTTGGTGGATTCTTAACTAATCTTATAGCTATACCTGGTATAGACAATAATGGTTATGAATCAGCAATTGCTGCAGTTACAGGATCTACCCCTGCTACTATAACAAGCACAATTTCAGCTAGCCTATCAGCAGGAGAAAGATGGTTTGTTTCTATCTACTATAATTTAGGTACTACTGCTTCAGGAAGTTTAACATCTGTTAATGACACTTATGATGCTATAAATGGAGATGGTAGTTATGCTTATCCTTTAGAGTATAATGGTGTTTATGAAATTGATAGAGTTTCAGCAACTCATTCAAATGTACTTATACTTACTAAAGCTGTAAATGTAAATCTTGAAATGGGAGCTAATGCTTCTAGTTTAGCAACAAGCTATGCAGCTGCGGGCTGTCTGATTTGGAAAGCTATTACAGATGGAACTTTTGTAACATTCAATGGAACAACTCTTTCAGGAGTAGGTAAAGGGAACTTGATTACGCCAAATGCTAGCCCTACCATTAAGAGTGATTTAAATTCTATAGTAACAACTTCTGGTATATAAAAAACTAAAATTAATATATTTATAACAAAATCTAAAATATAAGATGGGATATTTAAATAACTCAGTCGTAACTGTTGATGCTATCCTAACGGACAAGGGTAGAGAGTTACTAGCAAAAAATGATGGTACATTCCGTATCACTCAATTTGCTTTATCTGATGACGAAATCGATTATACTCTTTACAACCCTAGCAACCCTTCAGGTTCAGCTTTCTATGGTCAAGCAATCGAAAACATGCCTCTTTTAGAAGCATTTCCTCTTGTAACTCAAGAAATGAAGTATGTGTTAACTACACTACCTCGTGGAAGTGCTAAGATGCCGGTACTTGACCTAGGATATTCCGCTATCACATTAAAACAAGGTGCTTCACTTGCTATTACACCTCAAACTCTAAACTATTTAGGTGGCTTAACCACAACCGAAACCAATGGTTATACCGCTACTATAAGTGATGTACGTGTATTAAGTACATTTAACGGGGTAGGTATTAATACACCAGATGCTATCGCACTAAACAGCACTACAACAATTGGAACTAACGTCTCTAAAACAGTGGTTGGTACTACAATCAACATGACAGCCACTACTGTGAATACTTTATTTGGTTCCAACAATATTTTACAAGCTACCTTAACTGTAGTAGGTAGAGATTCAGGAGCTCGCATTACAATCCCTGTAACAATTACTAAAACTTCAGCATAATTAAGATATGTCATTTAAAAGATTAAATCCAACAGATTTTTTAGTATCAGCAGATTCTGTAACTGCTCCTTGCTGGTCTAATGATATTAACACATTAACAGCTTTCTTTACTTCTTCTACTCAAGAAGCTAGCTCACAGGGAGAATATGTTTTAGCAGTTTACAATACTGTAGCAACCTATGATAGCGCCTCTATCCAATTTTTTATTGGATATTGTGATGCAAATGGTTCAGGTTCAACTGCCTATAACTCTGCTATTCCAAATCTAAGCCCTTCAAGAACATTATATGGTCAATATAGAAACCTTATTCTTGAAGATGAAAACTCAAGCTTTTTATTTGGATCAGTAACTAGTTCACAATTCTTTGCAGTTTCAGTAGAAAGAGCAAATTATAAACAATCTTTACTCCCAGGATCCTTAAACTTAGTACTTTCAGGATCAGCAGCAAACACTACTTTATACTTAACAGATAATAGTAATGATCTTTCAGTAGTACCTTACATCAATGGTACTAGAGTTTATCAGATCGTTTCAGGCTCAAATGGTACTGCTACAACTACTACTGCTTTAGCAGGTGCTTCTGCAGCTGGTTATACAGTCTCTGGTTCTTATGGTTGGTTTGTTCCTGATATGGGTACAATTTTATTAAACGCAAAAGCTCTTCAATTACCTGTAGCTGCAGGTGGTATTGCTTTAGCTCCTCAAACTGGTAGCTCAAATATTGCAAATGGTCTTAACAATATGATCATGTATAGAGCTATTAGCACAGGTGATAGTTTTGGTCTTAACTCCCAAGAAAATGTAACATCAGATTATGTTTACATAAGACCACAAAACTTTGAATTTAACTACACAACTAACCCTTCGTTTATTAGTGCAAGTACAGGTGAAGTTATTTACTCTACATTCATCAACAACCCACAAACATATATTACAACTGTAGGTTTATACAATGATTCAAACGAGTTGTTAGCTGTAGCTAAATTATCTAGACCTCTAGTTAAAGATTTTACAAAAGAAGCATTAATCCGCGTTAAGCTGAACTTCTAATGAATGAGTGCTTGGAAACAATTTTTAGCTTCTGATTTAATTGTTGCACCATTTCTGGTCAACAAAGGGTTTACTTTTACTACATCAAGTTTTTACACTCAATCCAATGGTGAATATGTTGGTATAGAAAGATTCTTTGGTAAAAATATACCTTGGAATGTTAACTATGGCTCAAATATCACTACAGGTGTTAATCAAGTTGAATATCAAGCTTTAATATATGATTCTGTAAAGCAATTATATTATTCAAACTATCAATTTTCAACTACAGGAGACCCAGCAAATTTAAGAGTTTTAATACCTGGAGCTGGACCTTCAGGTTCAGGAGATACTTTTACTAGTTCAGGAGTATCAGGTTCAGGTCCTTTATACGATAATTTTTTACAAAGTACTTTAACTCCTACTAGATTTTTACCAACAGGTTCTGGAGATACAATTGGTGTTATCTCTATTCCTTCAAAAATATTTGGAGATTATATAGCTCCTAATAGTTTAGTTATTCAATCTGGTAGTTTTATTCTACAAGATGATGGTGAAGGAAACCTTTTGGTTTCTGGTAGTAATGTTAACTATGGTAATGTTATCTATACTCACGGGCTTATAATTTTAACAAACTCGTCTTCATTCTCTGCAGGTGCAGGTGGTTCTGGAGGTTTCTTATATGCCTCGGGAATCTATGCTACTGCATCTTATGGTGCTATATTCTTACCAGGCATTAGTGCGCTGATTACAGGTTCAATTACGTGTTCATTCTCGTCTTCTATGACGATATATGAAACTCAATACAAATGCACTATACAACCTGCAGAATTTAATGCTACATTAAACCCATCAGCTCAAGCTAGTGGTAGTGTGTTTGAATGGACTGGAAGTTATTTCTATGAACCTGGAAATGGTCAACTCTTAGATGCTTTAACTGGTTCTTATTTCGCACCTTACGTTACAACTGTTGGTTTATACGATGAAGCTCAAAATCTAATAGCGGTAGGAAAATTATCTCAACCTGTTCCAACATCGCAAACAACAGATACAACAATTTTAGTAAATTTAGATTTATAACGATATTTATTACGGCATAACACACTTTTAGATCGATGGCTAATACACTAAGTACTTCTGGTATTGTTGATGGACAAATTATTTTTGCCTCACAAGTAAATCAAATGGTTCAGGCCTTTACGGGTACTAGTGATTATGACATTACAGTTAGTGGTAGTTTAGATGTTACTGGATCTCTTAGTCTTGTTGGAACTACAGAAGTTGCTGGAGCAGGTTATAGTACAGTTGTCATAAGTAACTCAACTGGACAACTTCACTACACAACCTCAGGAAATGGTACATCAGGTACTTCAGGTACATCTGGTAGTTCAGGATCAAGTGGAATTAATGGTACCTCAGGTACTTCTGGCTTAGGTAGTTCAGGTACTTCAGGTACGTCAGGTACAGATGGTTCATCAGGTTCATCCGGTTCATCCGGCTCAAGTGGAAGTTCGGGTTCTTCAGGTCTTTCAGGTATAAACGGAACTTCAGGCACATCTGGTTCTTCAGGCTCATCTGGTCTAGGTAGCTCAGGTACTTCAGGTAGTTCTGGTTCTTCAGGCTCCTCTGGTACTTCAGGCAGTTCAGGATCTTCTGGCAGTTCAGGCTCATCTGGTCTATCTGGAATAAATGGTACTTCTGGAACAAGTGGTTCAAATGGTACTTCAGGTACTTCAGGCATTGGTACCTCAGGTAGTTCAGGTTCATCAGGTTCTTCAGGAACTTCTGGTACCGGAACTTCAGGTACTTCTGGTTCTTCAGGCTTATCTGGTATAAATGGTACTTCTGGAACTTCTGGCTCATCAGGTTCATCTGGCTTAGGCACATCAGGTACCTCTGGTAGTTCTGGCTCCTCTGGCTCATCAGGAACTTCAGGTGTAGGTACTTCAGGTACATCTGGCACATCTGGTTTAAGTGGCGTGAATGGGACTTCAGGAACAAGTGGTGTAAGTGGTACTTCAGGAACATCTGGATTAGGTACTAGTGGTACTTCTGGTTCATCAGGAACTTCAGGTGTAGGTACTAGCGGCACTTCGGGTACCTCAGGTTCTTCAGGCCTTTCAGGAAATAATGGTACTTCAGGAACGTCTGGGGTTTCAGGTACTAGTGGCACTTCAGGAAGTAGTGGTACTTCTGGTTTAGGTACTTCAGGCACATCAGGTACTTCAGGTGTTGGTACATCAGGCACTTCAGGTCTTTCAGGTGTAAATGGTACTTCAGGTACATCAGGTACATCAGGTTCAAACGGAACTGGTTTTGGTACTATTACTCTTGTAAGTAATGCTCCTGCCTCTTTTGGATTTGAATCAGCACAAGTACCAGATAATACAGGATACACAGCAGCAGGCTGGATTAGAGTTACTATTGGTGGAAATCCTTACTATGTTCCTGCATGGACGTTATAATATAAAAAATAAATTATGTGGAAATATAATGGTGAAGAAATCACTGACATTGATCAGTTCCCATACGGCACCTTTGGTTTTGTTTATAGGGTCCTCAATAAAAAAACTGGCAAAGCTTATATTGGTAAAAAAGTGCTGTACCACAGCGTAAAGAAAAAACTTACCAAAAAAGAACTAGCAGAAATAGAGGGACAAGGACGCCGTCCTTCATATCGTCTTACAGTAAAAGAATCAGATTGGAAAACCTATTGGGGTTCAAATAAAATTCTCATTGAAGAATTAAAAACCAACTCAGACGACTTTGAACGTTCTATTATTCAACTGGCAAAAGACAAAAAACAACTTACGTATTTTGAAACAAAATATTTGTTTGTTTATTCTGTACTTGAAAAACCAGAAGAATTCTACAACGACAATATTTTAGGAAAATTTTATACTAAAGATTTTGCAGGGTAAAGGGTTTTTCGTACATTAAATGTATGGTAAATCAACTCCTTGTAGCGCTGGTCAATTCTGTCTTAGGACCTGGAAAACCAACTGCTAGAGGAAACCAAGCCCACACCTGTCCATTCTGCCATCACCACAAACCTAAACTAGAGGTAAACTTTAGTGAAGGGAATGGGGATAAAAACCCGTGGCATTGTTGGGTGTGCGGAAAGAAAGGAGTAAAACTTATAACTCTTTTTAAACAAATCGGTGCGTCTGAAGATAAACTAAACGAATTACGTAGTTTAGTAAAATCCTCATACAAAGACGAACAAATTCAAACCCTAGAGGAAGTTAAACTTCCTGAAGAGTTTAAACCCTTATCTGAAATTACCGAAAACGATATTATAGGAAGGCACGCCCTTACTTATCTTAAAAAACGAGGTATTACCAAAGCAGATATTCTTCGATACAATATAGGTTATTGTGAAGGAGGAAAATACGATAAAATGATTATCGTACCCTCATACAACGAATTCGGGAAACTAAACTATTTTGTTGCTCGAAACTTTAACCCAAACTCCCCAGTAAAATACAAGAATCCGCCTATTGGCAAGAATATTGTGCCATTTGAACTGTTTATAAATTGGTCTTCACCGCTTATATTGTGCGAAGGACCATTTGACGCAATCTCTATCAAACGCAATGCGATCCCGCTGTTAGGAAAACATATACAAGCAAACTTGATGAAGCGTATTGTAACTTCTCAAGTAGAAAAAGTGTATATTGCGTTAGATAAAGACGCTCAAAAAGATGCTTTAAAATTTGCTGAACTACTCTTGGCGGAGGGAAAAGAAGTTTATATCGTTGACCTGGATGAAAAAGATCCGAATGAAATGGGGTTTGAACACTTTACAAAACTTATTCAAGAAACATATCCAATTAATACCTTTGACCTAATGTCAAGGAAGATAGAACTATTATGATAGAACAAGGAGCTAAAATCTATAAAAAAAGCGTTACAAGAGTATTAGAAATTGACCAAGACGCAAAGCAGGTAAACTTTTTAGACACACGTTTTTACAAAAAGGGAGAAAAATACTACCCTTCAATCACCTCAGTCTTACAATATTTTCCTAAAAACAAGTTTTTTGAAAATTGGTTGAAAGATGTTGGGCACAACTCCGATATTATTGTTAGAAAAGCAGCAAATGAAGGTACTCAAGTACACGAAGCGATTGAAGATTACCTACTTGGTAAAGAACTTACCTGGTTAAACGAGTACGGCGAAGCAAAATACTCAATGGATGTTTGGAAAAATATCCTTAAATTTGATGAGTTTTGGAAGCAAGTTAAACCTACCCTTATCGAAAGTGAAATTCACTTATTCTCAGATGAAGCTGAAATTGCAGGAACGTGTGATTTGGTTCTAGAGATAAATGACGAGATTTGGATTTTGGATATCAAAACCTCAAACAGCCTCCACACTAGCCAAGACCTTCAAATTGCAGCTTACGCTAAAATGTGGAACGAAACATTTGAGGAAAAAGTTACACGTACTGGTATCTTATGGCTTAAATCAGCCAAAAGAGGACCAGACAAATCAGGAAAGAAAATTCAAGGTAAAGGTTGGGAAGTTTACGAATCATCTCGTTCAATAGAAGAGAATTGGGGTTTCTTCCAAAAAATTCTAGACCTATACCACCTTGAAAATCCAGACGCTAAACCAGCATTTGAAAGTTTTCCTTTATCAGTTAAATTAGAAGCTTGATATTTATACGCAAACGCGTTTGAATGATCAGTCTTGTTCAATTACTGGAAGAACTCTCCTCTAGACCCAAAGCCATCATACTTGCTGGTGCTCCGGGTGCAGGGAAGAGTTCTTTAGTTGACGATTATATAAAAGATTTCAACTTAAAAGTATTAAACATAGACGATTACTATAAAGAAAATCTAAAAAATGCAGGAGTTTCTTTCGATTTAAAGAATGCAGGTAAAGAGTCTAGAAGCAAAGCCGCAACAGGTATGCAACAGGCTATCAAAACCTACAATGAAGCTTTAAATCAAGCTATAGATAATAAAGAAAACATTGTATTAGACAATGCTTCTGGTTCACTTAAAAATGTAGCTGAACTTAGAAATAGACTCATGTTAGCTGGTTACGATGTTTTAATGGTGTACGTTCACGCTTCACTTAAAAAAGCACTTAAAAGAAATGAAAAACGTTTTGACAAATCTAAAGGCCTTGAAAGAAGCCTTCCACCAGACATTGTCCTTAAAACTTGGGCAAATGTCACAAAAAATTACGCCAAGTATAGAGATATTTTTGGCGACAATTTTATCTCGGTTGTAAACGATGATAAACCTTTTACATTATCATCTTACGAAGACATAAAAAAATTATACGTAGACCAGTTTGCACCTAAAGACTCAACACCCAAATCAGCAAAGGATCAAGCGTATGAAGATAAAATAGATGCTGAAAATAAGGCATTTATAGAGGATTGGAACGCAAACATGAAAAGTCAAGATATTTTAGATAATTCTGTATCTAAAGAAGAAGTAAAGACTAAAATAAAAGATTTCCTTCAATCATGATAGTAAATGTTACTTGTTTTAATTGTGGTCATCCTTGGCAAACAGATACTTTAACAGATCCTGATCCTTATTTATGTCATAATTGTGGTTTAGACAATCAAACCATGAAATATGAACCCGCAAAATTAGAAGCTTGGAAAAAAAGTCAAATGAAAGAAGAAAAAATACCCGGTGGAAAAGCTAAAGGTTTAACTTTACAAGATTTAGCAAAATATCATAAAATGCCCCTTCAATCTATAAAGAAAAAATTAGATCAGGGTATCAAAACAGAAATGGAGCATACTACAGACAAAAGTATAGCTCGCGAAATTGCTATGGATCACATTTATGAAGATCCTAACTACTATTCTAAATTAAAGAAGATTGAGACTAAAGAATTAGAAGAAGATGGCCAAAAAACATCCGATAAAAATATGGATGATTACAAAAAGCAAAATAACCCAAGTGGTAAAGTAAAAGATCCATTTGGTTTAAGTCAATTTGCTCGTGAGTTAGCTATGGGTTTAGAAGAAGCAGATCCTAAAACTGGTACAGGCAAAAAACCAAAAGGATCAGGTCGTAGACTCTATACAGATGAAGACCCATCAGACACTGTCTCTATAAAATTTAAAACAAAAGAAGATATTGTAGATACACTTAACTCAGCTTCTTTTAAAGCCAAATCACACGCTCGCCAGTCTCAGGTTATTAACTTGATTCACCAGCGTGTTAGAGCGGCTTACCAAAACGCTAAAGACCCTGAGACTAAAGCCCGTTTAAAGCGTGGTTTAGATTATATAGAAACACGTAAAGAAGCATCTAAGGAAAAAACACAGCGCCTTCAAAAACTTAAAGAAGCTGAAGGATCAGCAGTACCTTATGGATCAGGATATAAAAAATTTATCCCAGAACTCTCACAATACATGTACGAGAATGGGATGAATATTAAACCTTTCCCTAGTGTAAAATTTATAGAAGATGATGAAGTAAATGCAAAAGATCCTTTAGGCATGACTGCCTTCTATGATCCTGCAAATGCTACAATTGTTTTATATACAATGGGGAGACACCCAAAAGATATATTACGTTCATTCGCCCACGAGATGGTGCATCACGAACAAAATTTAAATGGTGAAGTTGGAACTGGTAAAATAAAAACTACAAATACTCACGAAGATGATTATTTAGAGCAAATCGAAAGAGATGCTTACGAAAAAGGAAACATCATGCTTCGTAAATGGACAGATAGCATAAAAAAATAGTTATATGAAAGATAATGTTTTAAAAAAAGAATTTAAAGAAAAAGATGTACAACGTCTCCGAAATCTTGTTACTAAAAAATATGGTGATAAAGTAAGTACATCTGTTGGTTTTACTAAAGAAAATTCTGAGGTACACAAAGAGGGTGATATTTGGGAATTAGACGGGAAAACCTGGACTATTAAAGATGGTATTAAACAAAATGTTACAAAACTGGATAAAGCACGTGAAGCTGTCAACTTTCCTCTTTTTTGCCCTTCATGTAAAAAGAAAATGAAACCCCATTTAGACAAAAAATGGTTTCAACTATACCAACACTGCTTTGATTGCCAAATAGACTTTGAAACCCACCTCAGAACTTCAGGGCAATGGGAAGCTTATCAAAAGAAAGTTAACAACCAGGGCTTAGATGGTGTTATGAAGGAATTTGAAGAATGGATAAACGAAGAAATCCAAAACCAAGATAATCAATCCTTTATTACAGAAGCGGGTGACGTTGAAAAATGGGTTGGTTCAAGTAAAAATTTACTCTTAAAACAGAAGGAAGACACTATTAAATTCCTGCAAAGTTTAAAGAAAGACTAATATTTATAAGAAAACTACATGAAGTCTAATCCGGGAGACATCTTTAGAAACATTAACCGAAACGTTGGAGTAGGTCGATTTTCTAAAGACACTTACGTAAAGCAACATGTTCCACCTCCTCCACCCCAAGAAGAGGTAAAAGAAGAAATTATAGAAGAAACTAAACAAGAAGAAAATGAACAATTTCGACGTAGCGAAGTGGAACAAACAAAGATACCTAGCAGAGGCAAATCTACTAGAAAGCACAGCTGATCAAGTAGCCACAGAAATCAATAAAGCAATCGATGTAGTAGATAAAAATCTATCTTACATGGATTTTGCTTTAGCCGTAGCTAAAATTTTAAAAGAAGAATACGGCTCTCAAAATTTTGGAGCATTTATGAATGTTTTAAATGCTGAGTTAGGTATGAATGAGACTTTAAATGAAGCTGAATATACTTGGAAAAATGATAGAGAATTACCTAACCAAGAAGGTAGAGCTATAGGTGAACTCTCAGATCTCATATATGATTTAGAAAATTATATAAGTCCTAATATTAGAGGTTTAAGAAAAACTAAAACACTTCAAGGATTAGCAACAAGTTTAGCAGCTGATGAAATTAGAGGATTTGTATCTGTGTATAGAGATGATTTAGCTGGAATTAAAGTTTTTCAACAAGGTAATAATGCTACTTGGGAACCAATTTGGAAAGATAAAGAACCAACAAGCATATCAGGACCAGACCCAAGAGGAGCAGGCTCACTTGATTAAAAATATTATATGGAACCTTTAGGACTTAAAATAAAAAAAGCTTTATCCCGTTTAAAACAAACAGACAACTATCTCTTCAGAAAACCTGAAAGAGAATGGGATTACGATGACTTAAGCTTAGTTAAATCATTTTTAAAGACTGCAAGAGTAGAAGAAGATTATACAATGGAAAATTTAAATAAAATACAAGAATTTTTTTCTAAACCTTTAGAAGAAATGATGTCTTTAGATGATCAAGCTAAAGCATATTATCTTGAAAAATTTAAAAAAGGTGAAATTAGTTCTCTACCTGAAGACCCTAAAGCAGCATTTTTAAATCAAATGACGAAAGACGAAATGGAAAAAGACGCAGCTCAATATCGTAGAGAAACAGGTTTAGAAGAAGTTAGTGCTGAATACTCAAGAAAAAATAAAAGACCTATTAAAGTAGGTGATATTGTAGGTAATACAGTTCAAGGCTTCGATTTCAAAGTATTAGCTATTCAAGATGATAAGATGAAAGTTAAAAATACTATAACCGGTAAAGAATCTATTACCGATATAGATAATATGCGTCTTTTATCTACAGATAACTCAGTAAAAGAAGGTGGAAAATGGGGTTATCAAGAAGCAGCAAAAAATATGATCAAATTCCTCCAAAGCCAATTAGATAATATGGGTGTGGAATATGATATGGATCCTAAAAGTCTATCTCAACCATTTACAGCAATTTATAAACCTGAAAATCAATCAGAGGAATTGAATGCTAAATTTGAAGATTTCATCGAAAAAGCTAATCTTAAAAGTGTTGTAAAAACATCAATGAAAGAAGGTGAATTAAATGAAGCTTATGTTCCTTCAAATATTGCTGAATTTGCTAAAAGAAAAGGTGTTTCATCTTTAGTTAAAACTGTAGCGGGTTGGGCTGAAAAAGTAGGTAAAAGAATTGTCGGTGGAACCGCAATTGGTAAAAACTACGACACTCTTATTTTAGATATGACCTTCCAAGGTTCAGAAATTCGTATTAATACAGAATACGAAACTGTAGAATTATACGATGAACCAGTTCGCACATTTGCTCAGTTTAAGAGTGTATACGAAGAAAATCAAGAAGAAAATTTAGACGAAGCTACCAACGATCCAAGAATAAGTAATCCTAAATTTGGTCCCGCTCCTAAACAATTTGCAGATTTAAGAGCAAAATTAGGTGACGAATCACTTTTGGATAAAATCCAAATGATTAATGTTAATACTTTAAGAGAACTTTTAGACGAATTAGATTCATATAATCTTGAAGAGGATAAAAACAGCACCTACAACGAATATTCAGAAGTAGGATATAAAAAAGTAGGTGAAGCAATGGGTGGTCAATTAGACGAAAGATACTTTATTGAAGTATCAGTTCGTGATGCTCGTAAAGCATTAGATATATTTAGAGATCAATATAGTGATTTTCCTATTGAACTATATGGTTCAAATGTTTACGCCTCTAACAACTTAAATGGTATTTACGATTTTTACTACGATTTAATGTCTCAAGATATTGAAGTCCTCGACAGTAGTGATTTTGATGAAGACGATTTTGAAGAAGAAGATTACGAAGAAACCGACTACATGAAAAGACGTTCTGGTGATTATAGTGAGGATGAATTTGAACAATCTGACTATATGAGACGTAGAATGGATGAGGTAACTAAAGGATTTGGAGATAGAATTTCGGCTGAAACTTTCTCTAAATTAAAAGGTAAAATGGTAAATTATTATGGTAACAGATATAAAGTATTAGATTCTGACGAATATACCATAACCATTCAAGATGAAGATGGAGAAACTAGAACTATAAATCTCAATCAATTCATCCAGAAAGGACTTATCCCAGAATTAAAGAAAAAACTTCAAGAAACTATTAAATTAGGTGAAGGAATGATATATGAGGAACTTTGCCCTGCTGGTAAAGCATATATTAAAAGAAGAAAAGCAGCTGGTGAAAAATCATCCGCTTATCTCTCAGGTCGCGCTGTTAAAGTATGTAAAGGGCAAATGTCTGGTAGATCTAAAAAGAAAAAATAATGGATAATTTTGATATAAAAAGATACTTACAAGAAGGTAAGCTTTATGAAGCTTTAATGGCTTGTCCTCTCCCAACTCAAGACCTTGAGTTAAATACTCAAAACAGGGACTCAGCTATTAAAGCAGATTATATCAAATATGGTCCTTTAAATGTTGACGAACCTGGAGATTTCTGGGACGAGTTAGCTGAACATTGGGATACAACAGTTGAAGCAGCTAAACAATCACTTTGTGGTAATTGTGCTGCTTTTGATATTTCTCCTAGAATGGAAGATTGTATGCCTGGTCCTCTATCAGATGATGATGGAAGATTAGGATATTGCTGGATGCATAGTTTTAAATGCCATTCAGCTCGTACTTGTAGAACATGGGCTAAAGGTGGTCCTATTGTAAAAGATACTATCTCTTACGAATGGCAAGAACGTAAAGGAGAAAAATAATGACCCACGAACGTCTACAAGAGCTAATTTCAGAGTCACTACGCGACTGGTTCAAAAAAGAGGACTGGGTGCGTATTGATACTCAAGGTAATATTACAGGCCCTTGTGGTACTATGAAAAAAGGTGATGCAACTACACGTTGCTTACCTCGTAAAAAAGCTCAATCGTTATCTAAAGCCGAACGTGCTAAAACATCTCGTAAAAAAGCAGCAGCATCACGTAAAGGTAAACAATTTGTTTCTAACACAGAAAAAGCAAAATACAAAAAAGGAACATATCAGTCCAAAAAATAACATATTTATCACATATGAAACTATCAGACTTTAAACAACTCATCAAAGAAGCCATCGAAGAGGAAGCAGGGCAAATTGCCGAAGTGCAAAGTATTCCTGTAGACGAGATTGGTAAATTCTTTATCGTTGAAAAACCAGACCAAAACTCAGAAATGGAAGACGTAGTATACGAATTAACTCTTCCAGAATTTGCTCTTCAAATTAAAGGTGGCTTAGAAATTAAAAACATCTTAGGTGTTTATAAGCAAAAGTCTGATGCACGTAGAGCGGGAACTGAGGCGTTAAAAGCTTATCAAGATTCTATTAAAGAAATGAAGGATGCTATGGAAGCTTTCCGTACTGCTAAAAACGAAGTTGCTGATAAGAAAAAAACAGCTGCTGAACTTATTAAAAAATTAAAGCAATGAACAACTTTAATCTAACAAATTATTTGTCTAAAAATAGACTTACTGAAGCAATTGAGCTTATCTCATTATACCCTAAAAACCCGGATAA